GCCAAGGCATGGAGGCCGCTTTCCAGCGGCAAGCCGAAGACTTGGAATATCGTCGCCGCCGGAGGGCCGCTTGATGCCAAGATTGAATAAGTCCATAACGATTGTTATGCCGTCTGGTAAAATATATACGCTTGATAGCGGTATGTTTTCGTTTGACAGTGACGATTTATTAAAGGCAATAAGCGATGACAATAGTTTCTTTGCACGATATGGATTGCCTGCCGATTGTGCAGGAAGCCAAGCCCCGGATGATGGCAAAAATCAAAGTAAATGCGCAAACGGGGTGCTGGGAGTGGACCGGCAAAAAGGATATGAATGGATACGGAACAATATGTGCGCTCCCGATTGGCCAATATGTGAAAGCGCACAGAATGGCGTGGGTGCTGGCCTATGGCCCGATTCCCATAGACCGCAAAGTGATCCGTCATCAATGCGACAACCCGTGCTGCGTAAATCCAGCGCATCTGGTGAATGGTACGCAAATGGACAATTGCAAGGACGCTTTCGAGCGACAACGATCCAAAGGCGGCGCATGGGAGCGCCATCACAAGGCGAAACTAACCAGAGACCAAGTGACGACGATTCGCGCCAGGAGGGCATTAGGCGAAACATGCGCCCATCTGGGCAGAGAATACGGAGTAGGGAGAGATCAGATTTCTCGTATTTGTACCGGGAAAGTTTGGCGGGAGTACTCCATAAGGCCCTTAACCCAGGGGAACGCTGGGTAACATTACATCCACACGGAGATGATGGTAAAGGTGTCCCAGTCCTGGTCAAGGAAACACAACATGGGTCTGGGGTCTTCCATGTGATCGGCGGGGCGGGCGGAAAACTCAACTACCTGAAATTGCGCGGCCTGGCGCCCGAGGAAAGCTACAAGGAAAACGCGGCTAAACGGCGCAAGGCCAAGCAGGAAGTCCAGCAGCAGCAAGCCAAGCGCGATAAGGAACTGGGGCTCGACAAAGCCAAGTCTGGCGCCAAGAAACTCCTAAAGATCAAGACCAAGGTCGCGGAGCAGGAATTCATCCAGACCGTCGCCAAGGCCATGCAGTGGCAGGCAGATGACCTGGTGCCCACCATCCCTGCCGATGTCTCCGAGGCCACGGCCAAGCGCCTGGAATCCAAGCATCATGCTGAACTGTTGCGCAAAGCCCAGGAAGCTGTGCAACTGCAAGTGCAGAATCTGGCGACCGATGCCGAAGAGCGTGGGCAAGCCCTGGCGACAGGTGACATTACCGACGTGGATTTGGACGCCACTGCTCCGGCTGAACAAAAAGGTCTAGGATTCGCTGCCAAATATGCAGAACGCGCGGCAGAGCAGGGGGCAGGCCCCTTGACGGTGCAGGCCGAGGCGCAACTATTAAAATTGGAGCGCCAAGCCAATCTCAGTGACAGCCAGCGTCAAGCTATCAAGACGCGCGGTGACACGGCCATACAAGTAAAGGCCGAGATCGCCAATTTGCGCGAGCCGGTGCTGTCCGACAACATTAAGGCCAGCCTGGCGGATGCCCGGCAAGCCGCAGAGATGATTAAGGCGTCAATCCAGCTTAAGGCCGTTCACAAACAAGTGCGGGCGGCGAAGCAAGATATTGACAGCGCCACCGAAGTCAAAGCCTGGAACCTGGAGATTGCCAAGTCTGAAGAAGACCTGGACGACAAGGTGGTGGCGGCTATCGAAAACGATTTGCGCACCACCAGTACCCGCGCCTTTATCAATGCCGCTAACAAGGCGGCAGGCGGTGATGCGGCAGTAGCTTTACATCGGCACGTCAATGCCGGGGCCTTTAATAGTATCAATGCCCTGGCTATGACTGCTGGTGGGGCGCCACTGGTAGATCGTTCCGTTGTTGATGTGCTGGGTATTGCTGGGGCCGCGCAAGTGTTGGCCAGGCGCCTTCACGCGGACCTTAAGCCCGAGGAGATTGCCAAGCTCGCTGAGGGTATGACCGAGTTTCACAAGGCGAACTATCTGGAAGCCGGCCAGGAGGCCCTGCGTGAGGCGAACAGCCTTATGGATGCGGCTCAGGAAGCGCGGTTGGGCGAGGTCGGTCATGGCCAGGAGTTTGCCGCGTTGCAAGAACTTAATCAGCAACGCAAGACGGCAGTTGAGGCGGCAAATAAGATTCTGGCCACCCATTTGGGCGAGTTTGAGGCTAATGCTGCCCTGGTCAATGCCCTGAAAGAGGGGCGCCAGAATAAGCCATTAGAGGTGCCGCTAGGTGGCGTCAGTGATGAAGATGCGATCCGCCAGGCCCGCGCTATCGGGCTCCAGCGAGGCGATTACCAACTCGATAAGGTTGGCGGCAAGCAAGTGCTGACGGTGACGCCAGAGGGCTTAGATAAGCTGGCCAAGCCAGTCGATACGGTAGAATTAGGCCGGGTGCGGCGCAACATGGCCATCATCGAAGGCGAGTATGACGAGGCGGATTGGTTGCCATCCGGTTTCGCTAAACGCCCGGATCTGGCGCTCCAGGTGCCTCCGGGGGTAGCGCCCACCCTGGCACAACCCTTTGCCCCGCACGGCGGCGATTTGGCGCAGTCGGTACAGGATTACATCGGCGGTCGGGCGGCGGATGGCGATAGTCCTGCCGATATTCGCGCCGATCTTTATAGCGCCGATTTCATGCTGAAGTCGGGGGATAGTCATGCTTACCTGGAAACCCTGGCCCAAGTAGCGCCCTTGAAGGACGCGCAAGGCAACGCCATTCGCGCCGAGGATCAGGTTGAAACCTTCCAGAAGTATGCCGATGCTTTTGTGGCCAGCCAGTATGGCGGACAGATCGCGCCTATTCACCGCCAGCAAGTGACGCTGGATCAGACCGCAGCCGAGGCCCTGCACCGGGCACTGGCCAGCGAGCCGGCTGGGAAGGCCGCTTACCAGGCCATTGGCGACCTAACCAGTGATGATCAGAAAACTCTGCGCGACTATTTTTACAAGCATGTGGCTAAAGACAGTCCGCAGACCCAGGAGTTACGCCACCGTCTAGCCGCGATGGCCGATAGCGAGCCGGAAAAAGAATCACAAGACATGTTCGGGGATACTACAACCAACCCCGAGTGGCAAGCCTGGCAAGCGCAACGCGATACCTTGGCGGGAGAACTCAAGGCGGCAGGGCTGGATTGGGCTACCTATGCCGAGGCCATGGGCGGTCACGTCAATGCTTATGCCAGTATGCAGGATCTCATTCGCTCCCAGACCAGTCAGGATTTTGCCAAGGCGTATAACACCCTCAACCCGGATGCTCCTATCAAAGTAGGGCGTCAGGTCATTCGCCATAACTTGAACCATTTGGACGCCGTGGACCCCGAGGCCCGCCTTGCTCGGCAGACTCAAGAGCGCGAACTGCTGGACAGCCTGCGCGAGCGCCACCTGGGGCGTTATGCCGAGGGGTCGGTGTCTGACAAGCTAGATGCGGCCCGCGCCCGTCAGGAGGCGCTGGCGCAATCACAGATGGGCTTTTTCAGCACCGAGGAGGAACCGGATTTGTTTGGGGGTGTAGCGGAGGCCAAGCCAGCCAAGCCCCTGGCTAGCGACGAACGCTATACCCTGGGGCAAGCCATGGAGCGCCAGATTGCCAGCCTAATGCCGACCGTGGGAGCGCAGTTTGTCAGTGGGCGACCCGTCAAATTATACCAACCGACCATGTCCGGTCCCAAAGGCAGCCCCGAGGTGATGCGACAGCGGGCCATCAAGATGCTGGCGGCTAATAAGCGAGTGGCGCTTGCCGCTGGCACGGGTAGCGGCAAGACGGCCATGCAACTGGGGTCGTTTACGCATTTGCAATCCCAGGGATTGGCGCACCGTGGTCTGTTCCTGGTGCCCTCTATTGTTCAGTCAGAATTTAATGCGGAGGCTTTGCGTTTCTTGGAGCCAGGCAAGTTCAAGTGGCACGCTGAACCTGGGGCCAGCCGCGAGGAACGCATAGCCGCTTACAAAGATCCCAGCCATCATTTTGCGGTCATGACGCACCAATCATTTCGGGACGATATGCTGCATTTGGGCGCGCAACAGGCAGGTATCGAGCCGCAGGCGATGTCTGAAAAACTGGCCAAAATGCCGTGGGCGCAACGCGCCGACTGGATAAGGGAAGTGATGGCCAAAGAGGGGATCAATTTTGATTTCTTAGGGGTGGATGAGGGCCATAACACGCTCAATCGACAGGGCAAAGACAATAGCGCTATGGCTAATGTCGTGGATGCGTTATCAGCCAATACCCCGTATTACTTACACGCTACAGCCGACCCAATTAAGAATGACATATCAGAGGCGCATGATTTGTTGGCCAAGATGGCCCCCGCCCGCTATGCCGACCGCGCGACCTTTATGCGTCGCTACGGACCCGACACCGCTGGCGCTAAGGAGTCACTGAAACGGGAGATGTTTCGTTATGTGTTGCCCTTTAAGATTGACCCTGCCGTCAACGTCGAACGCCGCGATATCCGGGTAGATTTGGCGCCCAGCCAGCAACAGGCACTCACTGATCTGGACAGCAATCTCAACAAAATTCGCCTGGCTCGCAAGCAGGGCAAGGTGGATATTGAGGCGCTTAAGGCCGTCAGTCCTGAGTCCTTCGCCGATGTACCCGCTGATCAGCACGACGCCCTGGCCAAGGAACTCATGGACAGCATTGGCATTATCAGGGGCACCGCTACGCGGCGCATTCTCGACAACCATCCAGAGTCCGGCAAGATCGCCCAGGTGCTGAAGTTAGCCTCCGAACGCAAAGGTAAGCCAGGGGTGGTGTTTGCCCATTCCCTAGCCGCCGTGGAGAACTTGCGCAAGCAGTTAGAGGCGGCAGGCCACCGCGTGGGAACCATTACCGGCGCCGATAGCGCGGCAGACAAGGCCAAGAAGATCCAAGCCTTTAACCCTGATCAAGGGGAGCGATCCATGGATATTCTGGTGGCATCCGATGCGGGGGCTACCGGGGCCAACCTGCAAAGCGGGCAGTGGTTGGCGCAATATGACACGCCCGATACCGCCATGGTCTGGCGGCAACGGCAAGGGCGTATCAATCGCATTGGCCAGAAGAACAATGTGGAATTGCTTGATCTTATTGCCAACCATCCCAGTGAGGAACGGGCGCGGGCGCGGCTCAAGACCAAAGATGAACTGCGCGAATTACTGACTAGCCCGATGGCGAGCCTTGATGACAGCGGCTTGGCGCATTTTATCAAGCAACGTCAGGTGGTTCAGCAGCAGGCGTCCATGTTCTAACCAAAGCCAGACGCACGCCTTGGGAGGCATTGCCACCTCCCAGGGACTGTGCCAGTGCCCATTCCGCATCGGACAGCATGATCATGTGCTTACGCCGATGCGCAGCCAGCGGGTTGACGCTGCCCTTGGGGCGACCGGCGCCGTGACGATGACCACCGTGGTTATTGGCCATACGCTTGTTTCTGTGGAGCGATGACCGTATAGCCGAATTTCTCCAGATACTTGATGGCCTGCGGTATGTTAGTACGCCTGGCTGACAATGGTGATGCGCCAAGCCAAACACGGATGACATTAAAAGTCTTGAGTGTAAATCGTGTCACATCGTCGTTGAGCTTTATAATTACATCGTTATACCGCATCGACACGTTTTGCGGGTTGTCTATAAAAACCCGTTGACAGTCCTCGCGGCTAGCTATTTCAGACTGCAAAAGCTGATTGACGGCATAAGTAGGCAATCCATGGCTCCAGTGTGGCGTAGCCTGCGATTTTGGGTAGCGGGTATAAGCTAACTGACGCGCACGACTAGCAGATACCGCCAAGTCTTCGCCAATGGCGCGAAAGGTTTTCCCTTCCGTGCGCAGTTGCTTGGCCCTTTCAATTCGTAACCAGTTTTTAGGCAATCGTTTTGTCCTGCTATCCATTTTTGATAACAAAACATCCAACTTCTTACTCTCTTCCCTCTGTTTGATAATGGTTTGACCAATCTCTGTGATCGTCCCATCCTGGTGGATCAATCCAGCCTTTTCTAGGTTGCTCAGTGTGTCAGCCGGCACGGTGTCGTCTGTATAGAATTGCATCAGGTTATCAATATACTCATACGCTTCCTCATAGGATGTGACGCTTATAGTTCCGCTTGGATATTGACGGCAAAAATCGTAAAAAGTGTCAAAACCAGCAGCTTGTGCGTAACTCTCGCGGGCATCTATAAGGCTATGTGCCCAGCAAGAGTAATTGCGTAAAGACGCATCGTTATTAAAACGGAAAAAATGCATAGCTAAACGCATAGCTCAGTACCCCATTGCCTCGGCAGAGTAATCTCGTTGCCGACGTTTGCCGTGGAGCCATTTAGGGCACTTGCCGCTGGGGCTGCACTCGGAGTCCAGGGCGTTAGCGTCGGTATCCAGAAAAAACATCTCTCCGGTATGCGTCAACCGACCGTCACAGTCGGCTCCGTCATGGACATACGCATCCTTGACGATACCGTCGTTACGGTATGTCCAGGTGTGAGAGTCACGATACCACCCTTCCTCGGTGGGACCGCCCCGGCTCCAGTGTAATGACTGCCCAGGCTTTAGGGTGATCTTCACCCAGCCGCGCAGATACTGCCAAAATCTTACGTTCATCGCCCCCCCCTACAAATAGTCAGAATGGATCAGCCGGGTCTCGTCCGGGCTGGGGTCGCGCGGCCCCTTGTCGTTGCCTGCCGTTTCCGGCGGTGTCCAGTCCGTCATGGTGACGGCGGACAGGTGCCAACCGACGAGGCCGTTATGCTTGGAGAACAAGTGAACCGCCCGCTGGGCGGAACCGGCCATTTGCAGGCCCATGATTGATCCATTTCTGTCGGTTATGACGTATTGTTGTTTCATATCCATGTTTCCGGGGTGTGTGATTCAAGGTACGCCACGGCATCGCAACGGCGGCGAAAAGCCCAGGGGTTGCCGACCGCATCGGCGGCGATTTTATCATCGCGCATAACCGTCCAGTTCGTCCCGTATCGGCGATAACCTGGCCCTGGTTCGGGGAATCGCACGATCTGGTCTTTTGTAGGCTGAAGTTGGCTCATCGTCTCTCTCCGGCTGTGCCCCGTCCCTGGGGCTGGTGGGTGGTTAGCAATAGCTATGGTCTTGGTAGCAGTCAGAACACCACTCGCGGGCTTGCTTAAGCACGATATCGGTGAAGTCTTCGATGTCTCCAAACAGCTTAAGGGTGTCCCACTTGTCGTTCAGGCAGTTGAAAATCTCGTCAGCCAACTCTTCGCGCCGCAACGTGTCGCGCACATCATGGGCCTTTTCCGCCCACTCCTGCCGCTTCCGATGTGCCAGGGGCCAGGGTCCGGGTGGGCGCCCAGCGCCGGGGCGGGGTCCGCCATTGGTGGTCATGATGTTTCTCCAGTGTTAGGACACCGGATTGTTCCGGTGTCATCTGTTAACTAGCTAGTCGCCCATGGGGGCTGTGAAACCCCAAGTCGTGGCGCGGATGCCTTCCTGTACACGGTACAAACCGGCTTTGGCTTTGACAGTGGCATGTTGTCGTTTGGCGTGAATCAACCGGGAGCCACGCCGGGTGTAGTACCGGCCATCACACTGCCAAACGTCGCCAGTCAGGACATGGCTGTCACGAATCATGACTGGGGTGGCAACCTGTACGGCATGAGTCGGCAGCCTGGATACTGGCACCAGGGCTACATCGCCTTGACGTTCTATGTCGTCCAGATCAGATTCTCGGCAATCCCAAATTTTGGCCAGTACATAACGAATGGTAGCTTCAGGGCTGGCCAGGGCTTTGCTGCTATGGGCAGGACTGGCAACCGGGTGAGCGAAGAAAGTACCGATTTCATTGTGTCCGATCAGGTAGTAGTCCTTGCGCACGCGGGTATAACGGCCAGGACGAAAAGTGGCTTCACGCACCTGGACGACCGCCAGCCCCTGCGCCTCGTCGTACCCGTACAAGTCGCAGTTGATAGCGGAGCCCCTCTGCCTGCGGTCAGACTCGATGCCGGTACGCCAAGCGCCAGCGGTTTCGGCTTCGCGCATGAGATTGGCTGCGAAAACCGGGACATTTTCAATGGCGTTGTAACTGTTGCGGTTAAAATCGGTAGTGTTCATGATGTCTCTCTCTCAGTTAGTGCCCCGTCCCTGGGGCTGATGGTAATCTCGTCGTTTAGAACGATATCGGTTCCCAGGCCATGTCCTCCCTCATTAGTGTCTCAGCCGCATCAAGGTATAAACCTTCCAGTTTCCACACTTCGACCTCATACTTCTCTGCTGTCTCCAGCAGTTGTTTAGGAGTTGCCAGCCCGGAACCACTCTGGATCTCGTAAAGCTCATCAAGAGCCTTACGCATTGGGGTAGGTTGTTTGCGTGCCATTTCCGGTCTCCAAAGTGAATGCCCCGTCCTTAGGGATAGTGGGGGGTTAACAGCTTGAGGCGTAGCACTCATAGCTGCTGGACTTGGCCTGCCAGCGAGCCTGAGCCGCCATCAGGCGCAGTTCCTCACGCGCCGAGTTGGCCTTGGCGGCGTCAAGGCGATCCTCGTCACAAGCGATGGCTTGCCGACGCGGGTGATTGCGGACCCACGCTCGCAGGGTAGACTCACTCGCACTTTCAATGTCGTCCGCACAGGACAGGAAATAGCCTTGCCGATGCTCGCAAAAATAAAATTTCATCAGTATTCTCCCTAGTCAACCAGGTTAAAAATGTGTAGGGCGACCGCCTCAAAGGTAGGGCGCTCGCCCTCGGGGGCGCGGTTGGCGTTTTCGAACACGCCAACGAGGAACGCGGGGGCCAGTCTCATGGCGGCAGCAGGGTGGACGACGATAACGCCGTCGAAGGCCCCTTCAGCGTCAATGTCCCCTGGGACGACGGTAAATGCGTCCTTGTCACCGATGGGGACAAGGGTGATGCCGCGCTCTTTTGCTAACTCTATCTGTCCTTGCGTGGCCGCATGGCGGCTTATAAATGCGAATCGCATGGTGTTCTCCTAGCTATGCCCCTGACGCCCAGGGGCGCTTGTTATCGGCGAAATGCGTCACTCACTCGCCTTATTTGGTGTGCGCCGTGCTCAAGCCCACTGCCGTTGGTGACAGGTGATACTGGTCGGCCAGTGCCGTGATGTCCTCGAAATCCATTTCGTCTATCACGGCCATCTGCGCCTCCACATACTGGCGGCGCCATTGATCAGGTCCGGCTTCAGCGGTGCGCGCCTCGGCAATCTTGGCCAAGAGGCTCAGGTACTGTTCGGCGGGGATGTTCGGGTAGGTAGCCATCTGTGCTGTGCTCCTAGTAGTACTGCTCATCGGTCCAGGTGCGGCCAGTCTTACGGCTCAACTGCACACCGTCACCGTTCTCAATAACCAGGTCCGAATCCGCGTGCATCCGCGCCAGCGAGGCGCGGCGCTTGGCGCCGGTCAGGGTCCGAGTCTCAACTGTCCCGCGATAAAGGTTCCGGCAATTCCGAACCTCCCATAGTGCGTAAGTGCTCATTACAGTCTCCTCGTTACTGGACTGGGCGTTAAAAAAACATGCTGTTCCATTCTGTGTCGTAGGGCATACCCCAGGGGTCGACAGTAGCTTTGTATTCCTCTTCTTCTGGTTCATCTTCCAAAGGATTCTCTCCCCTGGATCTCGCCAAATCCCATTTGGCGTTTAGTGCGCGCAGCTTCTCTTGATCTGCTTTGGACATGGTCACGTTCATCTCAGTCTCCTGAGTGAATGCCCCGTCCCTGGGGCGAGTGATAGGTTAGCGGTAGGCTTGTGCCATGGTGTCGCCCTCCATCATCCGATAGCAACGACCCTCGGCTTCGCGCTCATAACGCAGCATGGCAGCCGACTCAGCGGGTTCGGTATCGTCGTAGGTGGTGAAGGACGGGCACTCAGGGCCGACCCAAATCGTGGCCTGACGGCGGTAAGACTCCTGTTCGGCCTCGTAGTCGGCCAATATCATGGCCTCTTCTTCTTGCGTAAATTTCATCTTGTTCTCCGGGTGGGTCGCGTGAGCGGTAGCCTCTGTCCCCTGGCGTGTTTCATGGGGCTCACCCATGGTTCCCGCCTCGTCCCTGTATCGTCATCCCTCAATTTCTATTATATACAAGAAATCAACTTGGGTATCTTTTTTTTAAGGTCGTGACGGCATTCTTGCTCACTATGTACCCAACTCTCCTCCTGAAGGGCGGCAAGCCTGGCGCCCCTGGCCTGGCCCAACGCCAGATTACCGACAAGCGCGGGCGCAAAATGACGCAGTGGGTGCGCGTGGAACAACGCGCCAGGCACTATACTCAAGCACAACAGGAATTTGATTATGATGCGCTACCCACCCGCCCTGACACTCGTCCCACCCAGAAGCAGTTGGGGAGAGATGCCCTCGCATCGCTGGAGCGACGGGTCCGTCAGTTACGGGATCAAGGAGGATCGACCGCCACCTTACTTGGCGCCAATCTCGTTGCCGACTTCAAAGCTACCGGATACTCCCGCCTCGTCGGACAGGAGATTCGTACCCCAGAAGACCTAGCTATCCTGGCGCAGGTTTATCGTGATCCGCGCTTTGAAACCTTCCGGGTGCTCTATACCCGTGGCGACAGCGTGGTGGGCGAGGCAGCTTACAGTTCCCGCCTGCCAGGTGTCGTCACTTTCCCGCCCCATATCCATGACCAAGCCCTAGCGGATAAGCAACGGTTTGGTGCTGATGGCTATTACCTGCTCCACAATCATCCTGGTGGCAAGGCGCTACCCTCTGATGCCGACCGTCGCGCTACTGCCGCTTTCCATGTGAAGGTGCCTGGGCTGCGCGCCCATGTGGTGGTTGATCATAACGAGTACGGGGTTATCAAGGTTTTCGCGGCGCCAGACGGGTACGCGGCAGGTAACGTGATCGTCAAGCACACGGTTGTCTCTGCCCCGCAACTCAACAACCAGGATCTCAATAACCAACGTGGCGTACCTCACGGCTTAATTGGCACCACCCTCCACAATTATGAAGACGTGGCCATGGCGGCTACGGTGTTGCAGGTGAATGGTGAATTGCAGTGTCCGGTGCTGGTGCTTACCAAAGGCCATGAGGCCAAGGTTAGTTTGATATGTCAGGCGCCATTCCCGGCTTTACAGGAACAGCAAGCACGACATGGTCGCCTGCCGGCCATCATTCGCTCTCTAGGGCGTATGACGGGCGCTGGGGCGCATCGCTTCCTGGTGGTGACTAACGCCGATATGGCCGCGCATGGAAACCAATTGCAAGACATATTGAAAGCGGGATGGGTTACAGACGTGGTGTCCCCTACTGGTAGGTCGTTATTGATGTCAATCCACGCTTCAGAGCAAGCGCAAGATTTATTTGAACCTAAGCAGAACGGGCGGAGAGTTGTGTGATTCAGAAACAATTAGCCGCAGGCATGGCTATGCAAGCCAGGCTAAATCGGCAGGATACGGTTTTGCGAGAAGGTGCCAAACAACGGCTGGCAACGGTGCAAGATCAAATTGATCGGGTGCGTATCAAGGCACAGTACGACGAAAATGCGGCCAAGGACTATCTGGATCTGATAGACGAACGGGGATTCTTGTGGCGGGCGCTGGGGAGTGCATCAGCGCCGATGTCGTGACACTAAGGTAGTGTCATGATTACGGGCAACTCCTGTTGTAACGAGCACATTTGTTTTGACGTGCTGATGAAGGCAACGCCCTCGGAAGAGGGGGGGCTACGTTATATCTATGTCGAGGCCAGTAAGGAATCGCGCGACCAGCAAGGCGAGGTGGTGTTAAGCCAAGCCCTGCAAGATTCTGCCGATATCTTCCGTAAATTTGGTGTCGTGGATCTCGACCATAAATCCATGCCTGCGGTGGCTCGCAAATATGAGATTGAGCATCCTGAGGAATGGGTAGTCGGCCAGCCGGTCGATGTCAGCTTTCGCGATGGCACCACCTTTGTCAAAGCCCAGTTACGTCAAGGCGACACCCCGCTTGCCACCCGCGCGAATCGCGTCTGGGAAGGGTTGACGGCTGTTATTCCCCCGGATCGTTATTACGCCTCGGTGGGTGGATCTGTATTGGAGCGCGCGGCGCGTATTGATCCGGCGACGCATGACAAAGTGCAAGTCGTCTCTAAGGTGCGCTGGGACAACTTGGCCTTATCCCTTCAGCCGGTGCATCCCGATCTTAAGCCGGCTTCGATAGTGCCCATAGGCATCTTTGCCAAATCACTAGGCGGCTTCGTCCTGGGCAAGGCATTGGAGGCCAGTTATGCCACAGATGTAGCGTCATTGACTGGGGGCAGCGCCCTGGGAATGCAGTCAATTGATACCGTTGTCCATAACCAAGCCTATCTAGAATTCCGTGACCGTCTGGCCAATGCTTTGCGTTTTCGGGAAATCCGTGCCCGTGGTCGTGATATTACCCTATGGGCCATTCAACAGTTCGGACTTTCCCCAGCCCAAGCGGCTTCCTGGTCTGAGCGATTTTTACATGATCTGTCCGCTGATCGCGGAGGAAAAACATTATGAGCTATGCAGCCCTCCTCGAAGAGCTTGATGAACTCCAGAAAGCCATGCCGACCCCGGACCTGCCTGATGAGGAAGAAGACGAGGACGAGGACGACAAAAAGCAGCACGATGAGCCGGATGCTGATAACGATGGCGGACTCATTGACGATGATGAAGATAATGAACCAATGACTAAATCGTTCCGTTTTGAACTGGACTCTGGCGAATCTATTGAGGCTATTGACGCCACCGAACTGATCAAGTCGCTACACGCCGATATTTATCGCTTGCGGTCTAATCAGGCCCAAGACGAGTCTGCGGTTGAGCAAGGCATCGCGGGACTCTTAAAGGTCGTCAAGTCGCAGGGCCAATTATTGAAGTCTTTGCAGGCCCAGGTGGCCAAGCTGGGTAATAGCGGTAACGGTCGCAAGTCGGTCCTGTTTGCCGATAACGAAATGCTCAAAGCCCAGGCGCCAGAACTTACTTCCGAGCAGTTGATGCTAAAGGCGCAGACCGCTTATGACGCGGGCCGCATTACTGGAAAGGAACTGTCCACGCTGGATGTGTTGATGCGCTATGGCGAAACCCCTGACGCCGACCTGGTGCGCCGCATCCTCGTTTAACTGTTTGTCATTTTTACTGGAGTTCTCTCATGATCGACCAAAATCTTCTGGCCCAGTTGGCCCAGATCCAGCCGGGTGGCGATCCCACCCTGGGTGGTGGTTATGCCTTGGCACAACAGGACGCCGTGCAGGAACTGCAAAAGGCCCTGACCGCTTCTTCCCACCAGACCGACGTTGCTACCCTCACGGGTGGTGGCGCCATGGGTGTCCAGTCGTTGGATACCGCCATGAAAACCGTCGTGCAGGAAGAGGAGCATTTTGTGCTCTTCAAGAAACTGCAACAGTCGAACGCCACCAACATCGTTGACGAGTATGTGCGCCAGAACAGCATTGGTGGACACCTGGGTGGTTCGACCAACTCCCAGATGGGCGTGGTGCGTGCTGCACAAGGTGACTACAGCCGCGAAGTGGGCTTGGTCAAGTTCCTGATGACCCTGCGCCAGGTTGGTTATGTGCTTAACATCGGCAAGAATATGGCTGAACCCATTGCCGTTGAAGAGCGCAACGGCGCCAAGCAGTTGATGACTGATGCTGAGTACCTGCTATTTTACGGCAATTCCGCAGCCAGCCCGACTCAGTTTGATGGCATCTTTACCAGCATCGACAATGAAATAGCTGGCGGCGGCATGGACGGTAATCACATTATCGACCTGCAAGGCGAGCCACTGACTTCGATTGAGCCCTTCACCCAGCTTCAGTCTGCCGTGCAGGATTACGGCAATTGGGGGCGCATCACCGAGTGCTTTATGCCGGTCGGTGCCCAGGTGGATCTGAATATGGGCCTGGACCCCGCCTTCCGCTGGGTTTCTGATGGCCAGGCCGAACAGATGAAGTTAGGCGCCCATGTTTCCGGTATCCGCCTCACTGAGGGCGTACTGAAAACCAACGTGGACACCTTCCTGCATCACGATGCCTTCCCGATGTCCAAGCCTTTTGAAATAACCTGGTCTGCCGTGGCTACCGCTAACAGCACCGCCTTTGAACCGGCCAGCATTACCGCTAACGCCGCCTCTGACGATACCGAAAGCCAGTTCACTGAGGCCCGTGCCGGTAACTACTATTATGCGGTTGCGGCTATTGGCGCTGGCGGCGAGGGCCTGACTAAGATTGTCAAGTCTACCCAGACCGCCGTTGCTGCGGGCAAGAAGGTGACGCTAACCATCACCAAATCTTCAGCCAATACGGAAACCGGCTATGCCGTTTATCGTGGCCGCTTGAATGGCACTAACGAGGTCGCGGATTTCCGGTTGATGAAAATCGTCCCCAAGGACGGCGCCACCACCACCTATGTCGATCTCAATCGGGATATCCCTGGCACCGTGGCTGTTCCTTGCTTGAATATGGGCACCAGTGCCGATGCCATTGGTTGGCGTCAGTTCCAGCCCATGACTAAGATCCCGCTGCCGTTTGGTGTCGGTGGGATGCCGGTTATGTCCTGGTTCCAGTTCCTGTTTGGCTATTTGCGCGTGACCAAACCCAAGCATCACGGGTATATCAAAAACATTCTGCCAACCACGGCGGCATGGAGGCCCTTTGGCTGATGCGTGTTGTTTGCACATTGCCTAATGCCAGCACGTTGATTAACGGGGTGGTGTTTGAGGCCGGTCCGCAAGGACTGGTCTCAGCAGACTTGAATGACGCGGAGGCTCACGCCTTCGCGGCCATTCCGGGCTATACCCTGCTCAATGCGCCCGAACCCGAAACCTTGGCCATCACGCCGCGTCGTGGTCGCCCACCGAGGACGCCAGAATGATTAAACAGACCGATCTCTTGAATAGAGCCACGCCAGGCACCAAAAGGGCATCTCTAGGCACAAAACTGGCGGATTTATCCGTGCAATTCAATTTGTTGCGTGCCGACCTGGCGCGAATTTATTTGCAGAACCAATTCGTAATCACGCCCGCGACTCTGGTTATTAAGGCAGGTGGTGGCACCGTGCCAAAATCATCGAGTGCCTTCACAGCGATGGCTGGCGGGATGCGTCAGACTAAATCTGCCGATACAGATATGTCGGTCCTTGCTGGCACCCTGGCGACCGCCAAGGCGGCGCTGTGGGCTTTCTATATCGACTCGGCTGGCACTATCACCACCTCCACCAAGACCGCTGATGCGGCCAATGCGGCGGCGGCGCTGGCGCTCAAGCCGGCTATCCCTGCCAACAAGGTTGAACTGGGTTATATCATCGTCGCCAACGCCTCCGGGGAAAATTTTGTGGGTGGCACTACGGCACTGGATGCGACGGGTATTACAACCACCTATGTCTCCAATGACGGGGTATCGGATATGACGGCGGCAGCAGTGGTTGAATTCGCTTAAATTTTCGGTCATTAGACGCTAAAGAGCGCCGGCAACCTATGCCCGGCGCTTTTTTTTGGTCGTGACGGCATACTCATTTTATCCTCCAAGGAGATTCCAAATGGCAACTTCGAATCCATTTTCGACCCCTGCTTGGCCACGGTTGGCGACCGTCGTTTCTTTCGCTTGGATCTAACCTGGGATATGCCAGATGACTTGTTTGACGACATCCCCCGATTGCCTGTCTCCTTACAAGCGGGGTGATACTTGGCGCATCCCGTTTGCCTGGCGGCAATATCGCAACGGTCCTTCTATTGACTTGACCGACTGCACGGCGGCGATGCAGGTCCGCAACAAGCGCACCGGAGAACTTGTTGCTGAGGCCGATGAATTTGTATTTGAGCCGAGGGACGATGAAGATTTCCCCTCGATTGTGGTGGCGGTTTTTAACAACACCCAGGATGTCGAACCGGGAACGCATCTTACCGATCTGGAAGTGACGTTTGCGGACGGGACCAAACAGTCCAGCGCCACGTTTTCTTTACCAGTAATCGCGGATCAGACGAGGCCAAACGATGGTTGATGTTTATGACCATCCCTGGATTGAAGTTGTCCCTGGAGGTCAAGTAGCTATCGAGGTTATTCCTGGTGGTAACACGATAACCGTTCTGGCGGGTCATCAAGGACCACCAGGACCGCCAGGGTTGATGGGGCCACCAGGGCAGGGGCTTGATATAGATTACGAGAATCTTGCTGCTGGTGATCTTATTGGTTATGGGTCTGGTTATTGGACAAATATTCGTCAAATGTCAGTGACTGACGGTGGAAACTTTTAATGGCTAACACTCTGAGAATCAAGCGCCGGGTTTCCGGCAATGCTGGCGCTCCCGCCACCCTGGCCAATGCCGAACTCGCTTACAACGAAGTTGACAATATTCTGTATTACGGCAAAGGGGACAATTCTGGAACCGCAACATCCGTAATCGCTATCGCGGGTGACGGTCGCTACGCTCCCATCGCCTCCCCGACGTTTACCGGCGACCCCCAGGCGCCGACCCCTATCACTGGCGATAACGATACCTCGATAGCCACAACGGCTTTTGTGAATGCGGAGATTGCTGCCGACGCGGCGCCCATCGGCCATGTTGGCGCTACCGGCAACGCCCACGGCAACGCTACTACGTCAGTGTCTGGCTTCATGTCGGGCGCGGACAAGACCAAGCTGGATGGGGTAGCCTCGGGCGCCACCGCCAACACCGGCACCGTCACCAGTGTTGGTTTGTCGTTGCCGCCTGAACTGACAGTATCGGGGTCGCCGATTACGACCAATGGCACTTTGACGGTCGGCAAAGCTAGCCAAACCGCCAATTTTGTGTTTGCGGCTCCCGATGGCTCACCTGGCGCGCCGTCATTCCGGGCATTGGCAGCGGCTGATGTGCCGACGCTTAACCAAAACACCTCGGGTACTGCCGCTAATGTGACCGGCACCGTGGCTGTCGCCAATGGCGGCACAGGCGCCACGGTAGCCGCTACAGCGTTGAGCAACTTGGGTGGAGCGCCTATCAACTCTCCCACGTTCACTGGCACTCCTGCGGCGCCCACGGCCTCGGCAGGGACTAATACTACGCAGGTCGCTACCACGGCCTTCGTCGTTGCGGCAGTTGATGCGGCACGGACGGGGCTGGACGTGAAGGCGTCGGTACGAGTCGCCACGGTGGCGGCTGGCACCCTGGCAACCTCCTTTGCTAACGGCCAGACGGTTGACGGGGTGGTTTTGGCGACCGGCGATCGTATCTTGATCAAGGATCAAGTGGCGGGTGCTGACAACGGTATTTATACGGTCAATGCGTCGGGTGTTCCTACTCGCGCTATTGATTTCGACACTTCCGCGCAAGTTTCGTCTGGCGCCTTTACTTTTGTTGAAGAAGGCACGGTCAATGCCGATTCTGGCTGGGTATTAAGCACGGATAGCGCGATCACTATTGGCTCGACAAGCCTTTTGTTCCTTCAGTTCTCGGGGGCTGGCGCGGTCGTCGCGGGTGCTGGATTAACCAAAACCGGATCGACTATTGATGTCGTCACGGCTTCGTCGGCACGCATTGTTGTCAATGCCGACGCTATTGACCTAGCGACCGTCACCCAAACTGACACCTCTGGTACTGATGGGATCAATTTTGTGCAGTCCTTAACCAAGGACAGCTACGGGAGGATGACGGGACGCGTATTGGCGGATGTGCGAGCCGGCACCACGGCGCAGACGGGCATTGTGTCGCTGACCGACTCTACCAGCAGCACCTCAACTACCACGGCAGCAACCCCGAACTCGGTTAAGTCGGCTTATGACTTGGCCAGTGGCAAGCAGGCCGCAGACGCGACCCTCACGGCGCTGGCAGGCGTTACTACCAGTGCCGACAAGATCATCTATGCCACGGGCTCAGATGTCTTCTCCACGACGACCTTGACCTCCCTGGCGCGGGATTTGTTGGATGACGTTACAGCCGGCGCGATGCAAATCACTTTGGGAATCGGCAGCATGACGTTTGACGGGGGTACTTTTTAACCAATAATCTCCGCGTATATACGCAACTACGGAGTGCCTTATGGCAAATACAATACAGATTAAAAGGTCATCGGTATCTGGCAAGGTGCCGCTAACCACAGACCTTGCGTTAGGAGAACTTGCCGTTAACACTTACGATGGCAAGGTGTACATCAAGAAAAACGTCAACGATGTTGAGTCGATCGTGCTGGTCAACTCCGGGGGCCAGATTCCATTCTTCCTGGCAAGCGGCACTCAATCAAATATAGCGTTGGTTTAAGCCATGAGCCTATTTTCAAACATCGACCAGACGCTAGAAGACCTGCGCAATGATCGTCTGTCGCTCATGGCGTCCTCCCTGCTCGGTAACTTTAATCCAAGTGATGAGTATCTGGAGAGCAAGCTGAAGGCGGCGGAAGCGGATGCCCAGAGGCGTTTGCGTGTTCTCTTCACTCCCACCCAGGTATTTGCCGGCGAACCAGCATCGGCAGAAATTGCTGCTCTTGATGGCGCGCAATGGGTTGAAGAAGCAGCTTATGATTATGAGCCCAGCCTATGGACTTTCGAGGACTGGGGGTATTTGGTGCTGCGCAAATCTCCTGTCATCACACTCAATTCTGTTGCGTTCGTCTACCCCACCGGCACGGTTTTTACTTTGCCCACGGCATGGGCCAGGGTGGACAAGAAAAACGGTCATGTGCGTTTTGTCCCCACCAGTACTGCCGCAGGTGCCGTCCCTTTAATGCTGCTGTCGGCCATGAGCGGGGGTCGCGTTATTCCCGAAATGATCCGGGTCCGTTATGTCGCCGGCTTGCGTGATGTTGAGACTGAATGGCCTGATTTGGTGGATGCCATCAAAAAGATGGCTGTTTTACGGATTATTCAGGATCATTTCTTACCGCAAAGCGGCTCTATTTCGGCTGATGGATTGTCACAAACTCTTTCTGTAGATATGCAGGCGTATCATGATGGAGTGGACGGCGCTCTTGATGCGCTATTCCAGGCGATCCATGGTCCGGTACTCATGGTGTTGTAATGCGCCTGAACCCCGCATCATTTAATGCTCTACTTGGCAACCTGGGACAAAATCTGACCTGGCAGGCCAGCGAGGCATGCCCCTGCGTGGCACCCTATTCTGGCGCGGCTGACCCGGAATGTTTGCACTGTGACGGCAAAGGACGGTTATGGGGTGAGGCGCAAGTTTCATCTGCCGGCATTGTTTCTCACGATATCGCGCAGCAATACGCACCCATGGCTGCCCTGGATGCTGGGGATGTCATGCTGGTAATTCCTGCCGACCAGACAGTCTATAGTCTGGGGGAATTTGATCGCGTCACTCTCACCGACCGCACCGAGCCGTTCAGCCTAAACGTGATCGCCGGGGCTAACTCCCTACGCTTCACGCCTGCTTCAATTGAGAAAGTTACCTGGATTGGTGATGGTAATGCGTTGATTGAGGGTGAGTTGCCGTATGCCTACGAGGGCGGCGCATTGCAATGGGTTCATCCCCCACCTTCCGGGGTGACGTATGCGGTGACGGGGCGGCGCTTCCCTGAGTATTTCTGCTGGTTGACCCGTCCTCTGGATCGGCCTCATCACCATGGCGCGGCCTTGCCTCGGCGGGTCTTGTTGCGTCGCTTTGATCTGTTTGGTGCCTGATGTTCACGATGGAAGTCGATTTGTCGCAGTTTTTGCTGGAATCGCAAAAACTGACTCAGAACATCAAAAACCGCGTGTCTCAGGTCGTGGTCGCGGTCGCGGAGCAGGCAGTTTATCAATGGCAGGATAAAGTTCTGAAGGCGCGCTTATGGCAGGGAGAGAAGACCCCCTATTTTGCGTCTATATCCTGGCAGATGGTCGGAGAACTGGCGGCGGATGTCGTATCCACCTACCCGTTGGCTGAGGAGATCGAGTCGGGTCGCCCGATGCGCGATCTCAAGGTGATGATTGCGACATCCAAGAAGACCCGCGTCACCAAAAAGGGCATCAAATACCTCATCATCCCCTTCCGGCATAACGTGCCGACCCCCTCCGGTCAGGGTGCCTTGGCTCCCCAGATGCCGTCTGACATCTATAAGTTGGCCAAGCAGTTGATGCCGTCACGGGTGTTGCCGCTTGGGTCGAAGAAGCCTGCCACTCGTTTGTCCGCTTCCGGCTTTGCTGTTCCTCAGCAATCCTACCAGTGGGGCGGTCGCCTGCCGGCTGGCTTGGCGCCCAAAAAGAGTCCACAGCACGTTACCGACATTTATGCTGGCATGGTGAAAATGAACACCTCGGCGGGGAAAGGCAAATCCTCGGCTTATATGACATTCCGCACCATGAAGGAAAATTCTTCGGGGTGGATTGTCCCGGCCAAGCCGGGTTTGTACATTGCCCGTGGCGTTACGGATAACCTGGAACCAATCTTCAAGGATATGGTGCGAGTGGCTGTCTCAAAAGGGTAAGGTCGTGACGCTATTCTGGCATCATGAACATTGCAAAACCGGGCTTGGATTTAATTAAGAGTTACGAGAGTCTTTCCCTGAAAGCCTATCGGGATTCGGGTGGTGTTCCCACCATTGGCTGGGGTTCGACGCGTGGCGTCAAGGGCGGGATGAAAATCACCCCGGAGCAAGCGGAACAGCGCCTATTGGAGGATGTGGCGGACGCCGAGGCGACGGTTAACAAACGGGTGACGGTGCCGATGGCGCAGCACCAATTCGACGCCCTGGTGAGCTTTGTCTTTAACGTCGGCGGCGGGGCCTTCCGCAAGTCTACCCTGCTGGAGAAACTGAACCTGGCGGACTATTACGGGGCGGCCAATGAATTTATGCGCTGGGTAAAGGCCAAGGGGCGGGTGCTGCCAGGATTGGTGAAACGCCGCGCTGCCGAACGGGCGCTGTTTTTGAGCGAGAGTGCCAATGGATAAAGACATCGACTGGGACATGGTGGGCTTTGTGGTGAGTCTGATCGGTATGATTTTGTGTGTCGCGTTTTCGAAGGCTTACGCCGTACTGCCATG